ACGAGAACGGTATTAGCAGGAACTGCCATTTTCTTAATCCTTTATGAAAAAAAGTTACAAGATTTCCTCAAACGCTGCTGCAAATGCATCAGTCGTTTGAAGTTGACCCGCCTCTTGAATCTTTCGACTAAGCGATTGCCTCGGAGATACCTTTTTCGCAGCTGATCCGGGTCGTAAAACTTTCTTCGCTTTACTCACCTTTTTCTGAACTACCTTAGTCGCTTGAGATTGCAGCTTATGCTGTCTCATCGCTAACAACGCCAATTTAACCAACCTTGCGTCATGAACTGCTGCAATATCAGTCGGTTGTAATCCGATTTCCTCAACTAAGAATTGAGCAATTTGCGGATTTTCCTCCTGAGCTAATTTCTGATCGTTCCATTCTGGAATTATCTGAGTTAGCATTTGCCTCTGTTCATTGACATATCTCGCCGTTTGCTGGTCGAAATATTGCTGGTTCGCACGTTGTAATTCAGCTTTCTTCTTCTGCTTCTCTTGGTATTCTAAATGCTCTTTTGGAGCATTATAGGGATCTTCCTCGTATCGCTCAGCCCAATTGATTTCCGGCTCAATCACTTCGGACAAGGCTTGAATTTGCCTGTTCATTTCCTCATAAAATTGAGCTTTCTCAGCGTCGAATTTTTGTTTCTCCACTGCATGAGCCTGAGTCTTTTGGGTATAATCTCGCTGCATAAGAAAAGAATTCGGCAACTCTTCTTGTGTTAGCCGGATGACTTGCCCATCGTTGAGTGTAAACTCAACCACTCCGGGATCATCAGGTTCACTTTCGACTTCCTCAGTTTCTTCTTCAACAACTTCCTCGGCTTCAACTTCATCAGCCTCATCGACTTCTGACGCCTCAGCTTCGGCCTCTACTTCTTCGGTTTCGGCTTGCTCGGATTGCTCCGAGGCCAAGACTTCATCAGATTCTATATTCTCAGAATCCAACAAGCCTTCAAACGCCTCTGTGACGCTTTCTTCGTTACTCATTGCCATAATGGGTATCCTTAATTGTTAGGGTGCTTGCGCTTGTCCTATAACCAACGCTTTTCGCCAGAGGCGATTTCGTCGGCTGCTTTGACGGCTCGCTTGCCATCAAATATCGTCGTTAGTAGATGTTGCTTTACCATCCTACAAACGTGAACGGCGTCTAATAACCGGCATTTCTCAGCGTCATCTTGTGAGAATACCGCCCGGTTGATCAGCGCCTCTTCATACTGTTTGAAGCTATCCTTTAAAACAGGATCTTCTAATAATCTATTTGCATCGGCAGCTAAAATATCAGCGCCTCTATCTTCGCTCATTGGCGATTGTCGATTAGACTTAGCTTGGCAGCGATAGCATTCTTCTCATTGTTCAAATCGATTTTTTCACCAGCTAAATCACCGCCCTGATAAACCGCCTCATTAATTGGAACAACGTCGCCTGATTCATTTTTACCAGTGAACATATTCCACAACATCCCGGCGCCATCAGGATCTCTTTTAACGTCAAAAGTTCCATCGCCCTTGCTTTCAAAAGATCGAAAGACTGACTCTTCAATTCCGCTATTCCCGGCTTTATTTAATGCCGATTGAAAGTCCATTAGATCTGCAATCGTAAAAGCGCCTTTCGGAGCCTCTTCACCCCCTCCGGGCTGTTGCATTTCGCCCTGTCCGGGTCGGAATACTCCGCTCGGTGAAACAGTCATCGGCATCCCTGTTACTGGATCGATCTGAAATCCATCCAACATTCCCCCGGCGAAATTCGAGCGAACATTTGCAAAGTCAGCGCCGTCATTTAATAGCCCGGTTCCCCCATATTCGGGACGGTAAATTAAAGCGTCGCTTAGTAATCCCGGTTGAACAGGATTAACAGGGAAACCTCCGATATATCGCACCATTTTAGTAACCTTTTTTAGTCTTTTTAGTTTTCTTTTTTTTGCCTTTACCTGAGAGTCCAGGACTCTTAGGTTTAACGCCCATCGCCTTTCCCATAGCCTCGACAACTTTCTGATGAGAGTGACTTCCTCGCATTTTTTCGCTCCTAATTACTGAGGTTTATATTGCCTTGTCCGTCGCGGCTCCCGGCGTCCATCTTGGAACGCTCTAACCGCTCTTCAGCTGTTAATTCAGCCATTTTATACTCATGCTGCGCTGCCATCCGCTCATACTCTAATTTGAGCTTATTGCCCTCGATCTCTCGCTTGACCTCAGCTTCTAAAAGGGCATTTTCTCGCGCCTGAGCAGCTTCTAATTCAGCCTTGAACCGGGCTATCTCAGCCTCTTTCTCGGCCTTCAATGTGTCAACTTCGGCTTTCATTTGAGCCTCGGCTTGTGACTGTTGCAGCTTGGCCTGAGCTTCTTCTTTCTTCATGCCCATTTCAGCTTGCATCTTCATCATTTCGGGCGATGGTTGTGGCGGTTTGCCTTGTTGCGCTGCCATTGCCTGAGCCGGATTTGAGAAATATAACTCAGGATCGAGATCGGCACTCTCACAAAGTTTTCTGAGAACATTATAATAATTGCTCATATTCGAGAGCGGATTACCCGGCCCCATTTTGCCCATTATGGCCTCAATCTTAGAGGCGATGAAGTTGAGCTTCTGGACGCCCTCTGAGCGGGTTCCTACGCCCAATCCTGTCGCAACAGTAACATCAAAATCACTATGCCAACTTCTCGGATCGACTGTGACCCATGACTTGCCGGTGAGCCTGACAACTCGCTCATGGTTTTGATGGCGATTAATCATTTTAAGCGATAACCGCATTAATCGCGTCCACCCGGTTTCAGCAAAGTTTCTGCAGATCAACTCTAATCGAGACTTAGCAGCTGCAGCCATTTCATCGACGCCTCTTGCAGTCTCGCCGGTTAACGCTCGCCCATCGAACCCGGTCGCCATGTCATTCATGCCGGTTCGCTTTTGAATCATGCCATCAATAAATTGCAGCATTGGGAAAGCCTGAGAGCCCGTCCAGTTAGAACTCATGTTGACAATCGCTTCGTTAGGATTGCCATTGACCCGGTAGATCGACCCCGGAGACTCAGACAACAAATCGTCCATTTCAACCATCGCTGCATTGACGCCCTTATGAGGGAAGAGAGATAGATAAAGACCATCCATCATCGATCGCAGCAATGCCGTTTTTAATCGCTGTAATGGTTTCGTTAGATCAACAAGCGAATAGCCATATAATCGATGAGGTCGCCTGATCGCTGTTAATTCAGCAAACGGCAATTCCTCAACCGGCTCAACGTCCAGTATCTCAGTTTCGCCATCCCCGCCTAATGACATGACACGATGAAGCTGAGCAGCGCCAGTACCTTCATAATCGCAGCGCAAATAACTCTCATAGACCATCACCAATCTCTGATCGGGATCTAGGTCATTGTAAGAGTTAAGAGAGCCGGTTCTTGTCAAATCGTTGAAACGCTGCTCATACAGTTGTTCATAATTATCGGTCGCCGTCGAAGCTGCCCGGACCTTTTCCTCATCGTAGCCTTGCTCAATCAAACTCATGACTGTAACGGCTTGGCGATGACAGGCAAATTTCCAAGTCGGATCATCTTCATCAATCGAGCGAGCGTCGCCGTTGATGAGCATTTCTTCCGGGGGAACAGCGTTCCATTTTAACCGCGCCTTAGTGTCAGTACGTTTTATCTTTACATCATGAAGAGGCTCGACCTCGACGCCCTCTAGGGCCATCTTGATCGCCTCTTGCTCATCCATAATCATTTCTTGAGCTTTGCCGTAGCTCGTATGCTCTAAAATCTCGACTGTTTCATCGTCACCTAAGATCTGCAACTCAGGCTCAGTTAAACCAGTATATTCTTCCTGACGCTCGATCGGCGTTTCATCCCAGTAAAGTTTCGCGAAACTTGTCCCGGTAATTAAAGCCGAGCGAAACCAATCCTGAGAAATCTGAAAGCCCGGATTATCGACAAAGAGGCAATGGTTTACATACTGAGTAATCTGCTCAGCATAATCTTCATCCTCTGGCGTTTGTGGCATAAACTGAGCAGCTGGCTCTTGGCCTAGAAACGTCCGGGTAATTGCCGGCATTGCCATCTCAACAACTTCTAAGCTATCCCGGCTTTGAACCTGAGATCTCCCGGCGACAACATTCTCTAACTCGCCCTCATACATCGCGAGATTTTCCGTCCGGGTCGCCGATAGCATATCGTTATCGTTACCCAAGCTCTCCCGGATATGTGAGGCGATGATTGCCGAAAGCTCTTCCGGCGTCTTTTTAGCCATTTGACGCTTTCTTAGACTTTGGAGCAGGGTTGCATTGGCAAAGTGACGCTTCCATCTTCGCCGATAAATCAGTGACCCTATTGATGAGCATTTCTAACTCTTCAATCCGGGCTTGTAGCTTTCGGCTCATTGCTAAATCCATCATACTATCCAACTCCTATCTCTCTGCTGCATAATTTTATTCGGTCTAGAAATCTTGAACGCCTCGCAAGCCTGACCAAAAGCATCGGCATAATGCGACGCGAAATCATGGCGAGGCTTTTTGCTGTAAATTTTACGCTTCCAATCAAAATCAAATTTATAAGCTCTTAAAGATCGCAGCGCCGGGCCGAATTTATCCCGGTCAAAATACATACGATCAAAGCTCATGCGAGCAGCATGGATACGTTCCTCCGGGCCGGTCCTCTTCATGACTACCGGGTTAATCCCTAACTGCTGCAAAGTCTCAACTCTACTCTGCCCGGTTGATAGCTCCCTGACTTTCACATCATGCGGAAAATAAAACCGACCATAGATATACGGCTTATCGTTTCTCATCACTTTAACGAAATGATCCAGTCCATGACCGCTTACACTATAGGCGTCGAGAACTCGTATCTCATTCGCTATCTGCTGCCAGAAAACTAAAGCTGTAGCATCCGAAACGCCGAGGTCAAAACTCACATGAACCTCCGAATCACGCTCCCAAGGAACAGTCATCACCCGACCCTCTTCCTCAGCTGTCGCCAACTCAGATTGATAAATGCTCCCGGCTTGGCTCTGCTGCCATGAACACT